TACCACGAGCCATAATATAAAACTCCTTTTATCAATTTAGAAATAACAGTATAACACAACACGGAACAATTGTCAAGTACCTTATCGCAAGTATACCGAGAATGTTACCGCATCCTCTTTTAGGCAACCTGACTGGCGGGTATATGACGACCTACCATACTTTTGTGGACGAGGTCCACGGAACTTGAATCGCACCGGTTGCCCAACAACTGAGCGAATCAATTTCCTGGTTTTTGAATTATATTTCACAATTGGTATTCCTTTGAATAAGGAATAAAAACCAGGAGAACGAAAATCATTTAAATTTAAAATCATGCCATTTCCTCTTGCGAACAGAATTCTGCAAATTTATCCCATTCACCTTCAAAAATCACTTCGGTCGGATTCTTTACAACAACACGATTTTCAAAAACATGATACTCATATTCTTGCCAACAATCGGTCGAATCAACAGAATAAATGTAGAACCCACCAACACCATCTTTAAATTCTGCAATCATTTGAGCGGCAAGGCAACCCATGCCATTAAATTGTTTTTCAGTTTTAGTAGAATACCCATTAACCATTTTACCTGACATTAAAAATTCTGCCAGTTCACTTCCGTGACCTGAAGGGTAACCATCAAACTGACGATACATGTTCACAATTGGTTTGTTGTTTTCATACACAAAAGTTAAGCTACGAGTTCCCATAATCACCTCACAATATCAAAATGTTCACCAAGATAAAAGTCAAAGGTTTTCACCAAATGTTCGTAATCACCCTTTTTCATTTCTTCAACAATTGATTTACCTAGGTCGGCCGCACCAGATTGACGAAATGTTTTGTCAACAACTGCCAACAAATAAAAAGCATTGCCTTGTGGACCAGATAAATCAATTTGTGGTCTAAACTTTTTAGGTTTTCTACGAATTGTCACTTTTGCACTCCTGATAAACTTTATCATAAATTGAATGAATCAAAAGAATTTCTTCTTCACTATCAGAGCACATTCTGCGCTCATCTAAACATTCGAAAATAATATCTAATTCTTCATCAGTAAAATCAATAATCATCCGAAAATCTCCTCATTCATTTTTTGGACTTGTTTCTCTTTATCGGTCAATTCTACAATGAAAACTTGACCACCTTTAAAAACTTTTGCAATGTCAAACGAATAAATCGAACCGGTCTCGGTGAAAACTCCTTCAACTTCTGCCATTCTGGTGACACCACGACCATTGTCTTTCATCGTTGCGAACCAACCATTATGCAATTGAAAACGGTCACCTTTTTTAATATCTTTAGTCAACATAATTTTAACCCCAATCCTTCTTATCGCCGAATTTTTCATTCCACTCATAACCTGCCAAATAATCGGCAATTTCTTTAGCGGTCATTTTTTCTTCCGTAATTTCTTCGGAACTATAAGTGTCTTTTACAAAATAATGAGGACGGACACCACGATGATAATAACTATCAGCAGAACCACGGTCAAAAGGACCACCATGGCGGGTGTCAAAATTGTCACGGTCTCTAAACATATTAAGCAGCCTTCAACATAAAAGTAGGATATTTCACAAAACCAGAGGTATCTTTTTTCGCTTTACCTTTGGCATACAAACCAACTACAACACCTTTCGGGTCTAAGAATCTCAAATCAGAATCATCACCATTGAAAACTGGCATACCAACATAATCTTCAGGCATTGGTAAAGTCTTTTTGATACCAAAAACAACCGCAACATTATAACCTTGTGCAACCGCTTTTGTCACATCGGTATCATTACCATCAGCAGCGCTAAATGTTAAATGATAATTTGAAATTTCACTTACCTTACGACCAAGAATTTTGGTGTAATCATAAAATTGGACTTCAGGAAAGGCAGCAAAAATATTGCGGAACAATTTACCATTCCGAATCACTTCGTATTTTTCAAAAGAAAGGTCGCTTGTACCATTCAAACGAAAAACAGGAACCAAATCTTTTTTGATGCTTTGCTTAATTGCCAATTCAATATCTTTAACCAAGTCAATCATAAACTGAGCACGATTTTCGAAAAACATTTTGGTCTTGCGAATTCGGGCTTTTTGAATTGCATTGGTATTTTCGCCTTTTTTAAACATACCGCCACGACCAGCAGTATTCAAACAAGCAGCGGTGCAACCAGCAGTCCTTTTTGGACAGGTTTCATAACCAGAAAGATTCGCTGGTGCGAGGTGCATAATGTAGGTGTTAAAACCTTGTTTTAAACCTTTTAGAATTTTTGGATTGCCAGTGGATAGTAATTTCATAATTTAAGTGCCTTTTTCATTCTCAACAAGCATAGGATAACATGAAAATGCCGAATTGTCAACCAGCTTCGGAACACTTGTTGCAAAAAAACAACAAAATGTTAGTGACCACTAACTTATTGATTTCCAATGGTTTTTTTCCGTATGTAATCAATGACGGCATTCGCTTCTGGAAACCCATCTTTTTCTTTTAAATCCACGGCATCATCAATCATTTGCAATTGCATTTCGTGGAGACCACCAACAAAAGTCATTAGTTGGTCTTTTGATAAAACCATTCGTATTCTCTGCATTTTACTTTTATCCATTTTATCGCCTCATTGAAGCTTGGTCTTTTGCTTCTTCATCCGTAAAAATAGGCACAGCATTAGATTTGTGTAAAGTGCCAATTCCTTTCATTGCTGTTCCTGTGTAAACTTTGCCATGGACAGGTTTGGTGCAAGAACCGAGACCAGAATTCAAACTTGGATATTTTGGTGTTTCTCGCACATATGGTTTTGGCGTAGAATACGGTTTTACATTATTTGTCACTTTGGTTACTTTTTTGGTTTCGTATTTTTTAAGCAATTCTTCCCAAGAACGAGCCAGCTCACGCTGTTTCGCATTTGGTTTGCGTTTCTTAGATTTTTGGTGGGTATAAATTATCATTGATTTGCGATTTTCTTGGTACCAAAATGCATGAGTACCAATCCTAACACGGCAAAAGCAATTTGTGTGGCAAATACGGCATTAGAAGCCAAAGGTTGTGCCTCCATACCACCAACTGCACCGAAAACTAAAAGAAAACCTACAATTACCCTAATCATACCAACTCCTTTTCATTTTGCATAATTTGACGGTCTTGAATAACAAAGGAAATGTTATTCGCAAGAGCATCCGCTTTTTTCTCATTAAGGCATTCTGCCAAAACTTGCAATTCTTCACTTGTCATGCCATTGATTTCGGATGCCACTTTTAAAACTTTGAAAGAATTGATTTTCATGCTTTTGCATCCATAGTTTCAAAAAGGCAGAATTTCGCAATATTCAATTGCTTGCGAATGGTTTCTTTATCATATCCCATTTCCAACATTTCCTGACAATCAGATAAAATGCCAGCAACAAGCATTTCGGTGCCAGACAATTTTACGGTGAGGGAATTCAAATATTGTTCACGGATATTTGCTTCGGTCATACCGTAGCAATTCTTTTCAAAATCAGTCATTTGTGTACCTTTCTCAATCATTATGGAAACAGTATAACGGATATCTGCCGAATTGTCAACCAGCCTGTTCCTACAAGGTCGGAAAGTGTTGCTTTTTAACAACATCAGCGTGCTTGCATTTCCTGCGATAACCAAAACCAATACAGGAACAGAATAATTGGTTATTTTTAAAACCAACAATATATTCTTTTTCTTTTGATTTTACTTTGAAGGTTCGGTCATAATCAGGTTTAAATTGTTCTTCCTGATTATCGGGTTCTTCTTTAAATTGGGATTTTATTTTGAATAAACCAGAATGATTAACTTCAATAAACTTGCGATAGCGTTTATCTAATACGGTTTTGGATTTTAGAATATCAATTTCATCGCCATGCCATTTAGCAAAGGCAATAATTTGATTTTTTGCGTTTAGCAAATAAGTGTGGTTAGGTTGCCGATATCCGACATCCCAATCCGTGATTTCCTTTAGAATTTTCATCATTTTTCCATTCTATCACGGAAGAATGGAATTGTCAAGTGCTGGTGTTGTTTTTAGGCAACACTAAGTTAGTGGGCACTAACCTTTGAGGAGACGCTGTTCATTTGATTCACGCATTTCCTCTTCAAATTCGGAAATTTTTAATTTTTGCAATTGTTTTTCCAATTCAGATTTATCTGCCGAATCCCGAGAAATTCTTTCTTCCAATTCAAGGATTTGTTTAATTAAAAGTTCTCTATACGACATACTCTTCCTTCTCTTGTTGTCTCAACAACCGATAAGTTGATTTATCGTGATGTTTTCTTTTTTGTTTTGTATTGAAAATTTCTTCTTCATGTTTTTTAAACTTCGTTTTTGTTGGTTTATAAACTTTTTTTCCGCCTAACATTTTGAATTTTTAAAAAACCTCCTAGAGGATGTGGTCTGCAATGCCAAGTTCTACTGCTTCATCCACAGTCAACCAAACATCACTTGGCGGAAGAAGTTTGGTCTTAATTACTCTGGTGGATAAATCGGTACATTCTTTGATTAAGTTGACCATTCGAGCGTTCATATTTTCATTTTCACGCAATGATGCTTTTAGGTCGTGATACTTACCTTCAGTATTTTCTGAAAACTGATGGCATAGAATACTTGTGTTTTTTGCAAGATATCGACCACCTCTTTCGCCTGCAACAAAAATCATAAAAGCGGCCGACATTACATTTCCCATGCCAATGGTTCGAATTGGATGTTTTGAATTACGCATAATATCAATCAGCGCAAAGGCATCACAAAGACTACCACCTGTTGAATTAATATAAAGTGTGAGAACTTTTTCTCTATCATCGGTATTTTCAAATATAATCCATTTAATAGCTTCGGCGATATTATCTTCATCAATTTCGCCATTGAGAACATGGATGTGATTTTTGAGTAGACCAAGGCCGATAAGGTCATCGGCACCGAGCGCCATATCATGGATTTTAGGTATTGTCATGTCTTGTTTGCCAATTGTAAGCGGTTTGAATAATGGAGATTATATCATGCTTAGGTCGGTAAGTCAAGACTTTTTCGGCTAAAGAAATGTCGGCAATTAGAAAAGGAGGGTCACCTGCCCGTCTGGTTTCATACCCATATTTCACATCTTGCCCGGTTACTTTTTTAACCAGGTTAACAATGTCTTGTACCGAATAACCTCTGCCTGTTCCTAAGTTTAAAATTTGCGATTGTTTATTTTGTGTTAAATGTTCTGCGGCCATAACATGTGCATCGGCAACATCACTTACATGAACATAGTCACGCACACATGTTCCATCTGGCGTTTCATAATCATTTCCGTAAATTGTGAAATTATTTAGATTTTGGAGAATTCTAGGAATCAAGTGAGTTTCTGGTTCGTGACACTCACCCATTTCATTTTCTGGATCCGCACCAGCAAGATTGAAATAACGGAAGATAACATAGTTCATTTCAGAAAGACGAATCTCCAACTCAGCAGAATACTTACTTGCTGCATAAGGATTGTTCATCGGATTCAACTCATCTTCTTCAGTTATCTTCGAATCTTTTGATTTATAAAGTCCTGCGGTTGAAGAATATACAATTTTATTGACACCCCAAAATCTCATTACATCCAACAACACATTTGTTCCGTTTGTATTGTTATCGAAAAAGGTTTGTGGATATTTTACAGATTCGCCAACTTCAATTCTTCCTGCCAAGTGAAATACAACATCAATATTTACTTTATCAAAAAGTAAATGGAGTGTTTCACCGTCACGAATATCACAGGCATGAAACAAATCGACATAACGATTATCGGTGTGTTTAATGTCAACACCAACAACTTTCCATCCTGATTTTTTTAAAGATTTTGCTAAATGAGATCCAAGGTATCCTGAGACACCTGTAATGAGAGCAGTTTTCATACCAACTGAATTCCAGGTCCAATAACTATCGGTTCGATTATCTGTAACGGTTTCTTCAAGGAGTTCCATGCAAAGCTTTCACCATATTTCTGTCTTTGAATTTCATTACCTTGGTCAAAAAATTCTTTGTTGACAGAGTTTTCATTACCATCTAAACGATAACACATGGTGTGAGCACCAGTGCAATCAAATTTAGGAAAATGGTGACGAATGTTATGAAAAAATTGTCTATCGGCACCCCATTGTCCGTACCACGATTGTCCTATACGAACCGCAACATCACGCTTAACGGCAAAAGATGATGTGTCCACATGAAACACTTCATCATTAAAATAAACAGGCCATTTTCCTAGTGATTCGCAATTATCTTCACACAAGAAGTTTCCTTGTTTATCATAAATTTTTCTGAGTGAAAATGCCCAATCATTTCCTTCTTCTATCTTTGCGACTAATTTTTTTACATGGCAATTGTCAAACCAGTTATCTTCATCCAAATAACAAATGATATCCGCATTGACAAGAAAAGAGCATGCAGCATAAACACGGTGACCATACCACCCTTTACCAACATTTTCTTCCAATCGAATTGTTTTTATTTTTGTCGCACCTTCCAATTGATGTAAAATTTTGCTTTCATGTTCTTTACCATCAAGGAAAAGATAATGCGTCAAATTTTCATAGGTTTGACTATCGACAGATTTTATGCATTGGCTAAGTGTTTCAGCACCAATCGTTGGTGTTACTACCGCTACTTTCATAATTATTTACTGGCTATGGCTTCTTGAATTAGTTTAACTGTGAGTCCTTTGACACCAAGGTTCTTTTTAATTAACTTTAAAAGTAATTCGGATTCGGAGGGATGTAAAGATTCCAAAATAATTGTGAAAAGTTTTGTTTGCCTTTCAGGGGTCAATTCTTTTGGTCTATGTGGATGGTTCTTAATGAACCGATAAAGTTTAGGAACTTCCATGTCCAAATATGTAACATTTAAACCGGCGGGTTCAATTGCGGGTCGCCATGTTTTTGGTGCTATCACATCAAATTCAATATTTGAGTTAAAGGCATACTCTAAAAAATCTCTTAGAGAAGGATGCCAATATTTTCGTATCACGGCTATTTTTTCGGCCTTAGTTTCTTTTTGTTCGAACTCTGCGAAAATTTCAGAGAATAATCTAGCTTCAATCATTAAAAGTCATCCAATACTTCAATTAGGTTTTTGAGACGGTTCGCAATCATATAATTCATAAACTCTTGTTTAGAATGTCCTTTTGCGTTCTCATATGTATCTAGTATTTTTTCCTTTAGTGATTCAGGAATTTTTGTTAAATCTATCAATGTTTCGTTACGAGAAAAATTTCGCAACATATCTTCATTACAAAACTCTTTTGGATCTTGATTCATCCAACCAATAATTTTTGCCTCAGTTATTGGTTTCTGTCTACCGCCAGAAACAAACACATCATCAGGTGAAAGAATGTTTGGAATACCATCACCTTTATCACCACGAATAATTAATTGTTTTAACTGTAAAGCAGGCAGAGGTTCTTTAATGTATTTCTTTAGAATGGGTGAATACTGTTCAACATTAGGATACTTTTGCAATTGTGCAAAGTCTTTATCAGAGGACAGAATCATAATCTTTTGTGTTGCCGAATATTTTTGCACCAATGTAGCAATAATGTCATCTGCCTCACAAGTTTCAACCGAAACTAATTTATAGGGAGAATGTTCTTTAAGTTCGTCCCGAATTTTGTTCAAACAATCAAAAATGGTTGACCAATCGTGACCAGATGCCTCACGAGCTTTCTTTCGACCTGCCTTGTAATGGGGGAAAATCTCACGGCGCCAATAGTTTTTATTGTCGCAAGCAATCACAACTTCGGGACCATAAGATTCTTTGAATTTCTTTACATAGGTTCGAATGGTGTTTAAAATCATATGGCGAACCAGTCCTTCTTCTACCGCAGTTTTTGAAGAACCGATTTGTTCCATCAGATTAGAAATTGCTACCTGATTGAAGTCAAAAATTATCATAATATGCTTATTTTAGTGCAAAACCTTATTGTTTTGAGGCAAAGATGAACCTGTAAAGTGAAAATCTTCATTATATTCACCGTAATTTGCTTTTACCCATTCGGTAATTGTATCATACAACTCAAATACTTCGCCTTCGGTAAGTAATGATTCATCACCATTATTAAATAAAACTTCGGTTGCCCGAGTTTCAAAATCATCGTCAGAGTTCACCATTTTGTCTTTTCTCAATATCAAAAATAAGTTTAGTGACAAATTCGTGGTCGAGTTCCGTTGAATTATTATCTTCAAAAGGTATGATATCAAATTCATCATTCTCAACATCATACCAAACCCAAATACAACATTCTTCTTTTGGTCGATGAATCAATGCCCACGGTGTGAGGTCATGCGGAGGAAATTCTTCGGTCAAGGAATTCTTGTGAACAAATACCGCAAAACTCATCATATTTTCATTGGCATTTTCTTCATCGGTTTCTTCATCATATCCATAACCATCGAAAATGATTTTGACACCAAACGGTGCGTCACCAGAATCGTCACCTGGTTCTAGGCGACCATCATCCATGGTGCAAACGAATTCACGCACCCATCCTTCGATTACTTCGGAATAATCTCGGTCGTCATTCAGATATATCGTCATTTAAATCACCTTCATCAGTATGTTCATCACAAGCGGTATAATACCAACCACGACCTCTAATTTTACCAGGTGCACCACAAGTCTCACAAGTGACCGCACTCATCGCTTCTGCAAATCGAATGTAATTATAGTGTTTATCGGTGCCAGCATTAATGTAAAAACGGAGAGTGCCCATTTTTTCTTTTACTTGCACAACAGTAGGAACAGTTTTCTCCGCTTCTACCATTTCTAGGCGTTTTTGTTCAACTTCTTCTGCGGTGATTTCTTTACCACCAGTCCATGGCCAGCGACCACCATTTTCGAAATAATCTTTGGTGCTTTCATATCTATCTTTTTTCTGTTCATATTCCGAACAAAGAAGGTAAGATAGAGAATTGATAATATTGTACCAACCATCACCATGACTGAAACCCCAACACATGGCAGTCTCAGTCATTGGTGCATAACGGTCACGATAAAGTAGAGGATACTTTTCTACCAGTTTTTTATCAAGTTCTTCACGCATTTAAATCTCCACAGATTTCAAAGTCCAGTTATCGGCCTTCGATTCATAATTAATGTAACCTCGAGGATTACACATAACACGGGTAGTGCCAATCATGTAATCAAAATCTTCATGTGTATGTCCGTGAGTCCACAATTTAATTTGTGGATGGTCAAGAATAAACTCATCAAGGTTACTACTGTAACCGCCATTCATCAAGGTATCGTGCTTGTAACGAGGGTGGGTTGATTGTCTGCTAGGTGCATGATGACCAACCACAACAAATTTTTCATCAAACTTACCTTCAATCACAGACTGAATATAACCGAGCATTTCTTTATGGTCAACAACGGCATCTTCGGGACTAAAACGAGATGGTTCAGACTTGCGTTTATGGCCAATCTCAATATAACCACCACCCTCTTTTGTCAAATATTTACCGCCATTTTGGCCATCTTCGGTGTAGTTTGGATTTTCTTCATAGATTGGCACTTTTCGTTCAATCATACGATTAGAATTTTCAACACAACGGAAATCATTCATCCTACGGCTGATGTGAAATAATGTTAAGGCATCTTCCTTGTTCATATCTGTCCACAAGGTACCACCAATAAATGTCACATCATCAATTTTTTTAACCTCTTTATCAAGCAAATAAACATTGCTCAACATGTTAGATTCTAACATTGATTTGATTTTGTTTCCGCTTGTAGCGAAATCACCATGATAATGTTCATGGTTACCCATAATATAAACTACATGCGGAAATTGGAACGAACATCGCTTGAAGAAATCGGTAATACGACTACTACGAGAACCTTCCAAAAAATTATTTGGGTCTGGTCTACCGATATCTGCGGCAACACAAATGTCTCCAGACAACACCAAAACATCGGCGTTGTCATCATTCTTAATAATCAAATCTCCGAATTCCAAATGAACATCGGAGGCAAGTGCAATTCTCATTTTACTACCTTAAAAAAATTATTTTACAACTCTAACAAGGATTATATCAGCGTTCAATCTTCCTGTCAAGCCTGATTCTACTGCCCGAATACCATCTAAGGCATTCCGTAGGTAAACTTTGCCCGCTTTTAATATTTCAGGCAATGTTGCCTCAGGCTTGCGGAGTGTTTTTTGTACCGATTTGCTTTCGTTAAAGTTAATGATGGAAGAACCTTTGATTGATAAACCATCTGCATCGATGGCATGATAACAACCAAGTTTGCGGTTCTTTGTATTGAATACCCACAATTGCATTGCGCCGAGAATATCTTTTGCGGGAACAGATTTGAGTTTGAACTCTTTGTGTTCCTCCATGACCTTTACCTTTGCAACTAATTGTTCAGGTGTTTTTGTTTTGCGTTTACGAGGTTTTCGAGATTTAACTGCCGCACCGGCAATCTTACCACAATCAAGTATCACCTGGTCACACCACGCAATCAATTTCTTTAATTGCGGTTTGGAGAAGTTGGAATAACCTTCCTTGACTTGGTCATCATCCGTGTGAAGCACATCATCAAATTCTATTCGCTTCGTCTTAAACCAGTCGGAAATGTGTTTGGTATGCACACCTTTAATTTCCATGGTATGCATAATGGCATAAGGCGCCACATCAATCGCAAACTTTGAGGTAATCAAATCATCCAATTGACCTTCTAATTCACCAATACATTCAGATGCCTTTTCTCGGATTCTATCTTGTATGTTAGGCACAACAACTTTAGGTTCGTCAACAACATCTGGTTGTTTTTTATTTTTTAGGAATTCTTTAAGTTTTTGTGTTTCGGTTTCTAACCATGTTTGGTCTTTGGTAGACAAAGTACCACCATTTGAAACAATTCGACACACGAATCCAAAAGTTGGAGATTGATTTTTGATTACTGAAGATACATCAAGTTTATGTTTCTTTTTGAAGAAATCACAAGCCCATTTATAGGCATCTTTTGAATCTTTGTTTTGAGCATACCATGATAATGTTTTCATTAAATCTAGCTGAGACAGTTCAACCGAAAATTTCGGTTCTGTCCCAGCATAGACCATATTCGCATCAGTTATTCTTGCCATTTTGAAATCTCATCATATTCCAATCAATTAATCATTCTATCTAGTATTTTTCTACCTGTCAAGCCATATCAGGTAGATAATCTGCCTTAACAGATTGTATTTCTACTTATAATCGTATAAGGCAAAAACCACATTTCTAGGCAATGTTTAACCCACATATCAAACCAGTATGTTATCACAATTCTGGCTCAAATGCGGGCGGAGGTGCCGCTTTACCACCGAAACCTGTAACTACTGGTGCAGGTGCCGAAAATGTAGGCGCAGGTGAACCAAATGGATTTGCCGTTGGTGTTACAGGTGCAAATGGTTTTGGTGCCGATGTGCTTGGTGTGTTCGGTGCAGGACTAACAGGTGTTGGTCTTGTTGCGGCTTCAAGTGCCTTCATTTTAGCATCTTTATCATTTCCTGCCAACATAATACCTGATAATGTACCAGTTAAAAATGTGGCAATTGGAATAATCAACTCAAAGAATTTTTGGTCGATTGGTGAAATGGCATTAAGGGGTTGCGTAACAAAAATGATAGAATATAAAACTACGAATACAATACCAGTTAATGTTAAAGCAAGACAAATACCAATGAAGAAACGGAGACGAGCCATTAGCTGGTCTTCGGTATAGATAAACGGATCCTCGTTATCTTTTTCTTTGAAAAATTTAAAGTTCATTTGCAATTCACTCCTGTTTGTGGTTGTGATAATTTTGGTGTTGTTGGTGGTGTTTCACCTTCTTTTGGAGGACCAAGGCGTGGATCTCTTTGTCCTTTAAAGATGTGTTCAGGACAAGTTCTTGTCACATCGCACATGGGCATTTTACACATTTCTTTATCCCAATTTTTTGGATCTTGGCAAGGGTATCGAAAACTATCTCCTCCGAAAATTGCTAGTCCTAAAGGTAAAGTCAAAAGTAACAACAACCATTTTATAAGTTTTCTATCATTCATTACTATTCACTCCTATTATTTTGCTAAAGGGTTATCTAAGGCTCTTTGTATTTTTTGGTCTGTTTCTTTTCTTACTTGGCGAATGTCGTTCTCAATTTCTTTTTGAACTTGTGACATTTCCCTTTGCATTTGTTTAGAATTTCTTTCAACTCCTTCTACAACACCTTCTAAACGGCGAATATCATTTTTCAAATCATTTTTAATATCACGGGTATAATCAGTAGCTTTTGCAGAATTTTCTTCCACAATTGCTAACTTCTTTTCAATTTCTGTTAAATCAGGTGCCACATATTTCTCAATTTTGGTTTTCATATCTTGGTAGGATTTATAAACTTCAAATGCTCCATATAAACCGCCAAGAATTGACGAAACAATTGTAAATGCGACCATTAATTTAGCAGGGGTAAATTCATAACCACCAATACTGATTACGGTATCTTTACTTGCGTATTTTTTTACCGCAGCTTCAGCTTCATCAATTTTTTTATTTACATCTTTGATTTCTTCTCCCACTTTATGTTCCTCTTTCTAGTTGTTTTTGTAAGTTTCTCATTTTAATTATTTCGGAGGCAGTTGGTGCTTTTTTCTGTTCGACCACAACTTTTACCTCTTGTTTTTTGGGTTCTTTATAATACCAAATGAATACTGAAATCAAAACAAACGATTCAATTAAATAAAAAACTAAAAATGATTCAAATAAAATACTCATTTTTTATCTGTATTGTTGATTAATCATTTCATTGTGTAACTGGTCAGTAGGTCCAAACATTCTTCTACCTAAAACTCTATTGTCCACATTTGACTGGCCTTTATAAATTTCTACTGGTGGATAAAAAGGTTTATCTGATAAAGAAACTTTAGAATATGCATCAAAACCTGGAACAAATGCCATTGCTTGAACCACTACATTTTGTACCATTTTTTGTTGTTCCATGTCAGTTGCTTTTCCCATATTTTCAGCTAAATTTTTTCCATCTTCAACAGCCTTGGTTCTGGCTGCGGCTTCTCTGCGTTCTTGTAATTCCTGTCTTGCAGTTTTGGGTTGGTCTTTTGAATTAGATGCCGTTGTAGTAGAAGAAGTAGTCGATGACGATGAACTGCTAGAAGTGCTTGTCGTAGTAGCATCTTTCTTTTCCTCTTTCTTCTGTTCTTGCACTATCGCAGCAGTAACTGCCTTTGTTTCAGTTGTAGTTGAATTCGATTGAACTAATGGAACTGTTGCAGTTGCCGATTGAGCAGGATTTGCAGAAGTTGCCGTGGTTGTTACAACACTATTCACAATAGGGTCTGCTACAAGTGTAACTTTGGTTTCTCCACTTGAACTTATTGTTGGTGCGGTTACAGTTTCAGTATTAGTTGTTGTAGTTGTTTGCGGTTTACTATTTTCTAATGCTAATTTTGTCGCATACGCTTCTGCATAATTTGGACATTGAGTGGAATACAAACCATTCAATGAACATTGTTGATTAAAATATGCTTGTTGATAGTTTGGACATTGTGTTGAATACAAACCATTTAACGAACATTGTTGGTCAAAATATGCTTGTTGATATCCTTCACATGTTGTTGAATAGAGAGGATTAATTGAGCATTGATATGTCAAATATGCTGCGGCGTAACCAGGACAGTTTACATTATAAAGAGGATTTGCCGAACATTGTTGAGTAAAATATGCTTGTTGATATCCTGCACAAGATGTGCTATACAAAGGATTGGAAGAACACATGGCTTCTGTATAACCAGGACATGTTGGTGAAGATAAAGGATTAATTACACATTGGTCACCAGGTGTATTGTTTACACTCCAGTTACTTAAAGCACCTGGTAAAATACCACGACCATAATAAAACTGTTGCATTTGTCCAAGTGCAATATCACCAGTTATACCTGCGGTAACATTTTGATTTTGAATGTTGATTTGATTATATGTTGCACCAATAAAACCAGTTGGACGAATTTCCAAACTAAAAGTATTCAAGTTATTCATATTGCTAATTTCAGCAATATTGTTCCAAAAATATCTTTGATAAGTGGTTGTACCTTCTGTTCTAAAAGTAGAAGATGCCACAGGATACAAATCTGTCCACAATGGTGCAATCATATAGTTAAATTGAGGTCCAAGTTGTGTGTTACCTGGAACTAAATTTAATCCTTCACAACAATATGCCCATTGACCTGGATTATAAGGTGCGTTTGGAATAGGCGCCAATGGGTCTAAAAATGAAACAACACCATTTGAGTGCATCCAAGAGTTTGTAAATGTTCTACCAAAAAATGGAAAACCAAATTGAAGTGGAACATGCACATTCGTATCATCATAAAAAGTTGGATTAGTCACAACTGGTGTTTGGGCATTAGAGTAAGATAATGAACAAAAGAATAACACCACTAACACCCCAAAGTGTTTTGTTATCTGTTTCAGGCTTCTGTTCATTTATTGTTTTGAATCTTGTGGTAAAACATCTTTGTTAATAACTGGTGGCGATATTGCATAGTTACCAATTGCTTTTTTGTCCACATTGTCTAGTGCGCCACGCTTTTTCCATTCTTCTTTTGCGGCTTCGCCAATTTTACCTTCAACTGGACATGGAGTTCCTGCGGCTAACATTGATGCAAATACTCTTTCATCTTGGCATAATGTTGCAACAGCGGCAACTTTCATACCCATGTCATATAAATTTTTTGCTAATTTGATTCTTTCGCAATTCATATCTCTCATTGTACCACCCATAGAGATACCAAGAATCTGCGTTTGAACTGCACCAGATGCTGCTACTGCACAAACATC